GACCCCGGTCAATTATACGATGAACTCTAGAGTAATGGTATTTTAACCAGAATTCTTGGAGCAATGAATTAGGATGAATATAATAATCTTGTAGATTATTTAGAAAAAATGAGAGCGGCTCAAGATGCTTATGAGAATAGTGCGGCAGGTGTTATTAAGATGTTTATCTAGGATCTTCCGAAGAATGCAACGGAGGCCGCAGATTTATTAAAGAATGTGGATTTAAGTAAATATGAATAGGTTAATAAATTTGCTGAGGCCGCGAATGGTGGTAGACCTGTTCCTACTCTTGTTGAGAATTGAAAGTTCGGACTAAAATGATTAATTTATAATGTCTTCTTTATAATAATATATAAAGAAGGCATTATTTTTTTTTATTTTAAAATGAAGGAGGGATGAAGATGCCTAGTACAAAAAATGGTGGAAATATTAAATTTGGTATTGATTTTGAAGCTAATCAAACCAGTTTAAATAAATTAAAGAAATCCCTTTAGGATTTACAGAAAATTAAATTAGGAGATTTTAAAGGTTCAAAGGAAGAATTATAGCGAATTCAAAAATAGGCTTCATAGGTTGAAAAAGCTTTAAATAGAGCCTTTAATCCAACTTTAAAAACTACTAATGTGTTTGCTTTTAAAACTGAATTAGAAAAAAGTGGAATAACGATAAAGCAATTATCTACTGATATGGCTAGTTTAGGACCAGCTGGTGTTAAGGCTTTTGGATTAATGTCAACTGAAATTTTAACTACAAATTTACAGTTAAAAGAAACTAATAGTTTAGTAGATAGTATGGGTAAAACAATGATTAATACTGTGAAGTGGGGTATTGCTTCAAGTGTTATGAATACTTTTACTCAAAGTGTACAAAGTGCTTTTCAATATGTACAAAGTTTAGAAAAATCTTTAACAAATATTAGAATTGTTACAGGTGATTCTACAGAAAAAATGGCTCAATTTGCAGAACAAGCAAATAGATCAGCACAAGAGTTAGGACGCAGTACATTAGATTATTCTAAAGCATCATTAACATTTTATCAACAAGGTTTAAATGATTAGGATGTTCAGGCTAGAACGGAAGCCACTTTAAAAGCACAAAATATTACTGGTGCTGGACAATAGATGGCAGACTATTTAACATCTGTATGGAATGGTTATAAAGTAGCAAATGAAGAAGCTGAATTATATGTTGATAAATTGGCGGCAGTCGCTGATTCTAGTGCATCTGATATGAGTTAGTTAGCTATTGCTATGTCTAAAGTTGCATCAACTGCTAATACAATGGGTGTTGATGTTGACCAGTTAAATGCTCAAATTGCTACTGTTGTTGCTACAACAAGACAGGCTCCTGAATCAGTTGGTACTGCATTTAAGACTATTTATACTCGTATGAATGATATTAAAACAGGTTCTGATGAAGCTGAAATTAGTCTTGGTAGATATTCAGGCAAAATGGCGGAGCTTGGTTTTAATGTATTAGATGCGACTGGCCATCTTAGAGATACTGGTTAGGTTATGGAAGAAATAGGTGGCCGTTGGCAAGATTTGACTAGAGAGCAACAGATTTATCTTGCTCAGACAATGGGCGGTCAAAGACAGGTCAACCAATTAATGGCTTTATTCGATAACTGGACTACTTATAGTGAATTATTAAATACTTCATTAGAATCTGAAGGTACTCTCGCAGAGAAAAATGCTCGTTATATGGAATCTCTTGGTGCTAAGATGGAACAGTTAGGAGCAGCAGGAGAAAGAGTTAAAGCTAGTTTAGTAACAGCTGATATGATTAATCCTGTTTTAACGAGTTTGACCGGAGCCACTAATTTATTAGGACTTTTTATAGAATCAATTGGAGGAGGAACATCTGCTTTATTAGGTCTTGCAAGTGGTATGATGGCAGCTTTTGGACCTGCTATTTCAAGAGAAATAAATAATGTTCTTACTAATATTCAAAATACAAGAGATAATCTTGTAAAAATGAATGAGGACGTTTCTAGAACTCAAGAAATGACTCAATTAAGTAACGACTTAAGAAATAATGAAGGTTTAAAAACTAACGGACAAGTAAATTAGACTGCTATTAGTAATATTGTAGATGAAGTAACTAAACGAAAACAAGATATTCAACAATATTATGGTATTATGTAGGCAGGTGAAGTAAATGCTTATAATGCTATAGTAAAAAGAATTGGTGAAGAACAAACTTAGGCTGAAATATATAAAATTAGAATTAAAAATGCTGAAGATTTAGCTCAAGGAATAGAAGATTTAAAAAATAAACAAGATGCAGCTACTTAGTCTGGTAAAAAGATGTTAGATGAATTAAGTCCAGATAGAATATAGGGGACTTTAGGAAGTCTAGCAGAAGAATTAAAAATTTTAAGTGAACAGACAGGTGTTACTGGAAAAGAAGTTGCAGAAAAATGGAAAAGTTTATTTTAGATTCCTGAATTTGATGGTGTTTTAAAATTAATTCCTGGAATTAAAGAATTAAAAGCAGATGTTGATGCTGCTGGAGATAGCATTGATAAAAATTTAAAAGAAAGAATAAAAACTTCAGCAGAAGAAGCAGCAAAAGCTATTGCTGATTTAGATGGCGCTACTTTAAATGGTTTAAAAGATAGATTAAAAGATATTGAATCTGAACTCCAAAAGTCTCAAAAAGAAGCAGAAGATTTTGTTGAAAAAATGCAAAATTTAAGTGCTGCTAGAACTTTAACTCAAATGCTACAAGGTACCACTCAATTAATGTCTGGTATGTCATCTTTAGGCGGTGTTATAGATAATGTTTTTAATAAGAAAATGTCTGCTGTATAGAAGTTTACTAAAACTATTATGGGATTAGGATATTCGATTCCTTCTATTATAGCAGGTTTTAATAAATTACAAACAACATTATCTCCAGTTATAATGCATTTTTCTAAACAAAATACTCTTATTTAGGCTACTAATAAATTACAAGAAAAAAATAATATCTTAAAAGCTGCTCAAACAACATTAACAGAATTACAAGCAAAAGCTAATACAAAAGAAGGGGTTACTGAATAGGCATTAGCAGTAGCTAAAAATAATGTAGCAACAGCTACTAGAAATGCTACAGTAGCTCAACAAGAATTAAATGCTGCAATGATGGCTAATCCTGTGACTTTAGTTGTAATGGGAATTTTAGCTTTAACGGCAGCTTTAACTGTTATTCCTAAAATATATGATGCTGTAACAACTTCTGTGGATTAGGCTAAATAGGCAATTTAGAATTTTAATAATGCACAAAAAGAATCTACTCAAAAATATGCACAAGCTCAAGAGGATATAAAAACTTTATCTGGAGCAGAAGATGAATGGAATCGTTTATCTAAAGCAGCAGGGGATTATAATTCTACTATTGATAATTTAACTGAAGAAGAAAAAGAACGTTATTATGAATTAAGTAATTTAATTGCTAACTATAATAGTGCAGCAGTTATTGGATATGATGCCCATGGAAATGCTATTATTAATAAAAATACTAATCTTAAAGAATAGATTTAGTTAATTAATCAAGCTGCTTAGGCTGAAAGAAGACGTTTTTATAATAGTGACGAATATAGAGATAATGTAAAAGGTTAGAAAGTTTTAGAAAATGAAGCTAAAGGTAATTATTAGGCTTCTAATTAGGCTCTATCTCTTCAAAAAACAGGATATGCTAATACACTAAGATCTTCTATAACAGCAGTCGCATCTGAATTAATTAAAGATAATGGTGACCAAGCAAGAATTGATGAATATAATAAATTCTTAGAAGCAAGTGAAGAAGAAATAGTTGAAAATGAAGACCGCATCCTTCAAATGTTAGTTGAAGATGAAAATGCTTTAAGAGAAAAGTATGGAAATCAAGTTAATTTTAATATAGTTGCTGAAACAAAACAAGCTGGACAAGATTATAAAGATAAAGTTGCTGAAGTTGAATCTAATAAAAAGTAGATGTAGAAAGCTTCTCAATTAAATTATAGTACATTATTTGACCAATTAAGTTTAAATAGTGATGCTTATAATCAATTAAAAGAACTCGGTATTACTAATGTAGAAGGTTTAATTACTTCTTATGTTGAAGGTGCGGGCTAGGCTTTTTCAAGAGCAAATTTAGGTAGTGATACATATAAGACGGCCGCAGAAAAAATAAATAATGATTTACTTTAGTCTTTTGTTGATAGTATAACTCAATAGCAAAATGGTAAACAGATTAGTATAGGAGAACTTTTTGGACAATTTGCTATTTCAGACCAAGAAACAAATGGTAAAGACGATTGGACTTATAGAAATTTACAAGAAAAATCAAAAGTTGTTTCTACTCAAATTAATAAATTTTTAGAAGAACAATCTCAAGAAACAATAGATGCTATTAAATCTGCTAGCGGTGACGCTAATATGGAAAAAGTTTGGGAAGAATATTTTGCCAATCTTTTAAATGTAGATAAAGTAAAAATTAATTTTAATACTGGAAAAATAGAAAAAGTTACTAGTGAAGCGTTAGAACGTCTTAATAATAAAATAAAAGAAAATATTAAAACTCCTTATTCATTAGGAGATGTAGATATTGTAAGCCAATATTTAAAACCAGATTTAACTGAATCTCAATTAGATTTTATTAATAAAAGATTTACAGAGTTAAATGATGGAACTCGTACTTGGAAAGAAGCTCTTCAATAGGCTCAAAATCAAATGGTTTAGTTAAGTTCTGCGGCTAATGGTCTAACAGCTATTGGATTATTAAATAAAAGGGATTCTGGAGAAAAATTATCAGATGAAGAAAATTAGAAATTAAAGTCTTCTTTAGAAGAAATTTAGAAATTATATCCTGGTTTAATTGATTAGATAAAAATTTTAAATACTGAATGGTTAAAAGGAACAGAAGCCTATAAACAGGCTTTATTAGAATTAACAGAAGTTAGTTTAGGAGTTTATCAAAATCAAGTTGATAAAGGTATAATATCTCAAGCTGAGGCTACTGCTTAGATTTATTCTACAATTAATTCAATAGATTTATTAGAAGAAGCTTATCGTAAACACTTATTGACTAACGACGCTTATAAAAATAAATTAGCAGAATTAGCTTCTCAATATGATTCCTGCAAAGATGAATTAAATGAATATATTTCAGCAATTAGAACTGGAAATCTTGAAGAGTAGACTAAAGCTACACAAGCATTGCTTTTAGCGACTCGTTCTGCTGAAAATGCTGCAAAATATGGGTTAGAAGCAGAACAAATTGATAGTGTAGCGGAATCTTATAGAGAAATGGCCAAAGCTGGAGAATAGGTTTATGCTGGTTTAAATAATGAAACTGCTACAGATGCTGCAACAAGGTATCTTCGATTAAATAATGCTATTGAAACATTACAAAAAAGTTATACCGATGTTCTTGCTGTTATGCAAACTTTAAAAGAAGAAGGTGGATTAAATGAAGTTTTAGGAGATAAAGATAGTGCAAAAACTCTTGAAACTATGCGTACAGCAATGGCAGATATTTTGGATGTTGAAGAAGATTATATTGATAATAATTTTGTAAAAGACCATTTAGATGAATTAAAAGGTGTTATTGATGGAGATATAGATTCTTTAAATGCTTTGCATGAAGCTTTTACGGAAGAGCAATTTTTAAAAATTGATGTAGATGATTAGGAATTTCAAGATAAGGTTGGAATGTCTATTGCTGAAGCTGAAGATAGATTAAATAATATTGAACCTGGAAAATTAGAAGCTGATGATTTACAATTTTTAGAAAGTTTAGCTAATGTATTATATCAATCTGGTTGGACAATTGAACAAATTGATAATTTGTTTAAAGGGGCTGACTTAAATGTTCCTTTAAATGTAGATGCGGCCCCCGCAATAGAAGGTATGAACTAGGTTATTGAGGGTGGAGAACAGATGAAAAATTCTGTTCAAAATAGTGCTTTAGGTATGGCATTTAATGCTTCTTCCGAGACTCAAACAAATAGTACAACTGATTGGAGTGAAGCTCCTGGTTATGATGTAGAAGAACATTCTGTTTCAGGAAGTGTTTATCTTCCAACATTAAATTATCAAATGGTTCCTGGTCCTTTTCCTTTTCCTGCAATTTCTCAAGGGCCTCCTATCCAAGAAACTATTACATACCCAGAAATGAAAGCTTCTCCTCAAAATGTTGAAAATCCTGTAAAAAAAGATAATAGTACTACAGCTATGAAAATTACTATTCCAGAAGGAAATAAATCTGCTGGAGGTAAAATTAGTCATAAAAATAGTACTGGAGGAAATAAAAAATCTTCTGGAGGAAAGGGCGGAAAAGGTGGCAAAGGCGGTAAAGGAGGCGGTGGCGGTAAAGCTAAAGAACCTAATAAAGCTAAAGGCGCCACTAATAAAGCTGATCGTTATCGTAATAATACTGTTAAAGCTAATAAACTTGCTAATTAGATGACTAAGTTAAATAAATAGCAAGAAAGATTAACTGGTAAAGATGCACTTAAAAATCTTGAAAAGCAATTAGAAATCCTTGAAAAACAAAAAGATGTTATTAGAGAACGTTTAGGTCTTCAAAGAGATGAACAAAACGAATTAGCTAATAATCTTAAAAAGTATGGTGCTACATTTGATAAAGATGGCACTTTAAATAATTATTTTACTACTCATGATAAAATCTTAAAAGAATATAATGATAAAGTTGCTAAATGGAATCAAATGACCGCAGAGCAACAAGAGAGTAATAAAGATTATTTAAATAACGCTAAAGAGATAATGGATCAAGCCTTTAAAGACTTAGAACGTTATGATAAACTCCAACAAGAAATAGCTAAGACTCAACAAGAGCAAATAGACAAAACTCAAAAACAAATTGATTTAAAAGTTAAACAGCTTGACTTGAAGATTAAGGCGGAGCTTGATTTATCTGAGGCTAAGCGAGATTGGAATAAATTCCAGAAAGATATTGTTAATGAGATCAGAGATGATGATATTCTAGGTTTAAATAGATTTAGATTTGCAGATATTGCTTCTTACTATAATAATGCGGGAACCGGTTCAATCCAGAATTTGACTAACCGCCTGAAGGAAGTGATGGGAGATCAAAATGGAATTTTCTCTGGTTCTTATTTCACATAGCAACTAGCTAAAATGTCTATAACAGACCGGGCCGCGCAATTAGAAAAGATTAAAAAAATCTTCGATGATTTACAAGATCAAATGGAAGGTTTCAAAGAGATTGCTGATGAAATTAAAGAATCTATCTTTGATGCTATTGATGCTGCTCAAGATGCTTTTGATGAGCAAATGGATGAATATGAGTACTTGGGTGACTTAATTGATCATAATATGAAAATTACGGAGATGTTTTTTGGAGATGAAGCATATGATCAAATGGCTAAATTCTATGATAGAATTGAAGAGAATAATAATGCTCAATTAGATTTCCTTGCAAAACAAAAAGATTTGTGGTATAGTCGTATGGCGGAAGAGCAGGCTCGTATGAATCAGCTAGCTCAGACTCAAGGAACAGATTCTAATCTTTATAAAGAAGCGAGAGATAGATTTGAAGAATATAAAAAGCATTGGATGGATACTGTAAAAGATTTAAATTCTACGGTTGAAGATGCTCTTGATAATATTATGGATAAATATAATAATGCTATCAATAAGATTCTTGTAAATTTTGAATTAAAACTTGGTGATGGACATACTTTAGATGATATTGAAGATGAGTGGGATATATTAAACGATCAAGCAGATAGATATTTTGATAAGATTAATGCGGCATATGAAATTGATAAATTAGAAAATGCCTTTAACGATGCTATTAATGATAATGATGGAGATATAGCTGCTCAACAATCTTTAAATGATTTAATGGAACAGCAATTAGCTTATTTAAGAGATAAGTAGAGATTAACTCAATATGATGTAGATAGAGCAAATGCATTACTTCAAATTGAAATGAAACGTCTAGCTCTTGAACAATCTCGTTCTAATAAGAATAGATTAAGATTAAGAAGAGATTCTCAAGGTAATTATACATATCAATATACTGCTGATACTGAAGCTATTAGTAAAGCAGAGCAAGAACTTGCTGATGCTCAGAATAGTTTATATAATAGTGATAAAGCGGCTTATGTAGATAATTTAAGTGACATTCAAAAATCTGCTGAGAATATTAAAAATAAATTAGAAGATATTTGGACAGATGAAAATCTATCTAAAGAGCAAAAACTTCAAAAGAGTTATGAGTTAGAGAAATATTACGGGGATCAAATTAATAAATTATTAGAAGACAATGCTAATATAAGAAATAATTTAATTCAATCTAGCACAGAAGAATTAGCAAAAATTTATGGAATTAATATAGAACAATTCCAAGCATTATCTGATACAGAACAAACTAATATTTTAAAAGATTTAATTCCTCAGGCAGGTTCTTATTTATCTAAAATGACCGAAGGATTAATTGGAGATGGTGGAATCGGTAAATTATTTGAAGATTCTATTAATAGATTTTTATAGGCAGAAGATGAAAGAATTAATAGTATTGCTGAAATTGAAAGAAATGGTCAAATTAATTTTGAAGATATTATTAATGATACTAATACTGTTATCGGTCAAGCAGAACAATTATTAGATAACAATGAAGCTTTAATTAATAGTTACGAGCAAGAATTAAATGCAGTACAAAATACTATAAATGGTGTAAATGATTTGATTCAGACCTATGAAAGAGCTAAACAAGCAGCAATATAGGCAGCAACTGCTGCTAATAATTTTATTAACCAAGAGAATGTAGAATTAATCGGAAGCTCTTTAAGTCGAGAGGCAACCGCACAAAAGGCTAATGATAATGTTCTTAACTCTTGGGTAGCAAATGGAAATTCATATGGAGATTTACAAAATTATACTCCTTATGAACCTAATTGGCACAGCTCTGATTTTGCTGCTATATTTGGTAGTTCAAATGTTGGTTTAGCAGATTTGGCTGCTTATCAAGAAGCATTACAGAATACAGGAAGTACTATTAGTAATATTATTGGTCAAAGTGAATATACTCCTATTAATGTTAATAGTATATTAGATATTATATAGTCTAATGTATCTCATATAAATGATATATTAGAAGCACTTCATACTGAAAGTTCTAACTATTATACAAATGCTTTAAATAAAGCAAAAGATATAGAAAGAGCTATTATTGCTAACCAAACTGTACATATAGATGCGGACTTCCCTAATGCTAGGGATGTTTCTAATATTATAGATGCTATTAATAATTTAACTTTAGTAGCCGCTCAAAAAGCGGGAAAGATTTGAGATTAAGCTGTGGGGGCATTAGCCCCCACAGTATATAAAAAGGAGGGATTATTAATGTTAAATAATTCAAACCAAATATCTGAAGCTATATTAGAAGCAATTAATATAATTTCAGATAAAAAAATATCTAAAGCAGAATTTTCTTCAACTATACAAGGTACGATAGTTGAATGTAAAGATGCTTCTTTGGGTAAATATTTAGTAAAATACCAAGATAGTTTACTAGAAGCATATTCAACTTCTCCTTCGGTAACTTACAGTAAAGATAGTTTAGTTTATATTTTTGTTCCAGACGGAAATTTAAAAGAATATAAAGTTATTTTAGGAACAACTAAACAATTAGGAACAAATTATATTGAAGAATTTACTGGAGAAGAATATTTTGACACGGGAGAAAATTTTATTTCTAGTGATTATACAATAGCAATGAGTTCATATTAGACTAAATAGTATGAGCTTTTTAATAGAAACGGTAAAAATAATATTATTACTTTATCTGAAAATATAGCTAATGAAATTAGAAATGCAAATTATTTAAAAATGACTGGTACGGTTCAGACCGGATTGCCATATGATCAAAAAAGAAATGGGCATTATGGAATTAGAATAACTTTAATAATGAAGAATAGTGCCACTGGCGTTGAAGAACCTCAAGATTATTACTTTGATAATAATAATTTCTTTGGTAATCCATATGAATACACAACAGCATCTAATCAGGTGGTATCTTGTTAGATTGATAGTGATAATTTTGTGGCGGTCGACCGTATTGTATGTTTTGTCTAGGATTTCCCGAATCAGGTAGAGTAGGGAGAGGAACCACCGGCCGCAGACATATTTATTTATAATTTTGCAATAAATGGAAGTTATAAATTAAGTGATAGTGAAAAGTCTTCAGTTGCTATTGTTTTAAAAGCAGAACGTGGTTATACATTTGGAGAAAATTCTAGCGATAATGATACTCGTCCTATTGTTGCTAACCTTAGAGTAAAAATGAAAGAAGTGAATTTAGAATAGCAAAATGTTCAGATTTACTGGTTTATACAAGATTTAAAGATAACTTCTCGTAGCCCATAGTATTTAAATTATGGTGGTATGGGATGGAGATGTATTAATGAAAAAGTTATTTCTGATAATGAAACACCAAATAGATTTAATCCTTCTCCTTCTATTGAAATAAAGAAAGAAGATGTTGCTTTTTCTAAGCAAACAAAGTTTAAATGCGTGGCTGTATATGATAATAAATCTTATTCTAAATAGTTTTTAATTTTTAATCAAGGGGCAAGTTATGAAGTTACATTAATTTCTTCTGAAGGAACATCTTTCCATCATTCAGCTGGGCATCCTAATCTTATTTGTCAAGTCTGGAGTGAAGAAGATGGAGAAAGAAAAGAAATAACTGATTAGGAAAATAAGATTTTTAAGTGGCAAGTTTGTAATTATCAGAATAAAACAACAGATATAATAGAAGATGATGTTTTATATATAAAGGCTTTAAAAAACAAAGCAGAAATTGAAGATGCTGTTGGAGTTGAAACTTATTGGAATTAGACATGTGAAGTAGATAAATATTATAATGATTTTGGGTTCTTAAAATAGGACAGTCAAAAAACATATAAATAGTTTTATGATTTATATAATAAAATTATATCTAGTTATGAGAATAATCAACATTTAGAAAGAAATATTTTATATAATGTAAATTTACAGGAAATTATTAATTCTAGTACTTTCAGATGTTCATGTTACGAAAAAAAGAATAATGGTATCTAGCAATTAATTGGAACTGCTTCTATTGAAATTAAAAACACTCCTACTTCTTCTAATGGATATGCATTAGTGATAAATCACGGAGATCAAACTTTTCTTTATAATGAAGAAGGTGCTTCTTTACATAGTAATGCCATTGATGAACCATATCAACTTTTTGATTTATCTTATACATTATATTATAATGGAAATGAAATAAAACAAGAAGATTTACAAAATGGAACTACTGTAACTTGGAAAGTTCCTATTGAAAATACTATGTTAGATATGGGAAGTAATGAATATATTACTGATACTGAAAATAATTTACCAATAGGTATTAAAAATACATATGATAATAGTTTAAGTAATAATGATATTTATTTAATTATGCAATATAAAGATCAAACCTTTATTACAAAAACTAATTTTACCTTTAGTAAGTAGGGATAGAATGGAACTAATGGTACAAAATATCAATTTAAATTAAAAGTAAAAGATGATAAAGAACCTGTTATTGTCTATAGAAATGGATAGTGGGAATCAGATAATTTAATTATTGAACCTTAGTTATGGAACAATGGAGTAAAAACAGAAATTAATGGTATTTTAAATTGGAAAATTTTAAAAGATAATTTAAATAAAGATCAGTATTCAATGTTAAGTAATGATTTTAAGCCAGTAATTTAGGAGGGTAGTAATTTAAAAGATAGATAGTTTAATTTAGAAAAGCCTTATATTCGAGAGGGACTATCTAATATTATTGAAGCATAGTATTCTAATGGTTATAAATATTATGCGGATTTACCTATTTCATCCATAATACAACGAGGTATAAATGAATATAAAGTAGTTATAAAACCCAATACGGGATTTAGATATGTTACTTATCAAAATGATGGAACTAAACCTTCTTATAAAAAGGGCGATCCATTTGAAGTGAATATTTATAAAACAATTATAAATGATATTGAAGAAGAAGTTACTAATTATCAAAATGAAGGATTTACTTATGAATGGGAAGTTATTCCTAAAGAAAGTAAATTATTATAGATTATTTCAGAAAATGATAAAAATATTTGTACTGCTATTCCTGTTGATGTATTTACAAAAGGAAATCAAGTAGATAATGCTTTGTTATTAACAATTAAAAAAGAGGACGAACCGTTTGCACAAGTTCATATTCCAATTCATTTTATGTTAAATAGATATGAAAATAGAGCTTTAAATGATTGGAGCGGAACTGCTATTGAAATAAATAATGAGGATGGATATATATTAACTCCTCAAGTTGGTGCTGGTAAAAAGAATTAGGATAATAGTTTTACTGGTATTATTATAGGATAGACCAAAATAAAGGATAAAGATTAGACTGGATTTAAAGATTAGACTGGATTATTTGGGTATGCGGCCGGTGCCCGCAGCATTTTCCTAGATGCGAATACTGGTAATGCTTAGTTTGGTTTAGCTACTAAAGGTCAGATTAAAATTGATGTAAATGGACCTGCCGCCATTAAATCTGGTGATTATCCTGAAGAAGAAGGAGACCCGAAGAAGGGCATGTAGATTCAATTTTCAGATCCACCGCATATTAAGTTTGGTTCAGGCAATTTTGAAGTTAGTCCTGAAGGTCATATCCATGCTGTTGGAGGTGGCGATATTGCAGGATGGCAAATTGGCAATGATTCTTTATCTAAAGGATATGTTACATTAAGTTCTAATAATGATAAACCTACTAATAAAGCTATTAAAGTTACTGATGGAGATAAAGATATTTTTTCTGTTGATTATCGTGGTTATTTACACTCAGAGCGAGGTGATATTGCAGGTTGGACTATTGAACCTAATAAACTATTTAAAAATAATGTAGGTATGGCTTCTACTGGAGAGCATGCTTTTTGGGCTGGAGATAGTTTTTATGTAAATCATAATGGAACATTACATTCATCTCAAGGTGATATAGGTGGGTGGCAAATAAAAGCAGATAGATTAGAAAAAAATAATGTTGGTTTATCTCCTGTTCATACTGCTAATACACCTAATGCATTTTGGGCAGGAAATGTTTTTCATGTAACTCATGATGGGTATTTGTATGCTAAAAACGGTAATATTGGTGATTGGTATTTTGGAAATAAAGGTCTTTATAGCAATGGAGGAACTCCTTATTGGGACATAAATGGAACTGGAGTTTATGTTGGTGCGGATGGAATAAGATTAGGAAAAAATTTTTACGTTCAGTCAAATGGTTATTTATACGCTCAATCTGGAAAAATTGGTAAGATAAAGATAGATGGAGATGGAATATATGGTGATAATTTTAGAATTGATGGAGCTGGAGTAGCAAAATTTACTGATGTTATAATAAATGGTGCTAGTGTAACAGGAATGATGCATGCTAAAAATGGTGGTGGTATTTCTGGTGGAGGAAGTTCTCTTGGAGCAAATGGATTTAGCACGCCAAGAGGAGCTATATCAGCTCCTGCAAATGGTTCTACAAAAATAGATGCTTCACAAGTAATAGTGCCTGGGGGAAACACATTAAAAGAATATATTGAAGAATTAGCAGAAGAAATTGTTACTAAAAAAGTTACTGCTGATTTTATTGTAACTGAAATTGCAAATGTTGATGAACTTAGTGCAAATATAATTAGTGCAAATGCTTTTTATATAGGTAAAGATAATCATAGAAGAGATTTAGAGGATGAAATAGACTATCTTTGGAAAGCTGTAAATCTAAAAGCAGATAAAACATAAAAGGACAAAATTAATTAAAAATTCCTTCCTTTTTATAAAAAATATTATAATATAAAACTTTTATAAAAAGGAAGGATTTACCTTATAAAAAGGAGGGATAAATATGAGAGAAAGATTCTCAGAAATAAATATTACTGGAACAGCTAATCCTATTCCAGTAGGAGCGGAAGCAAAAGATATTACATTAAAAGATGGTAGTGTTTTAGAGGAAGCTCTTGGAAATATTAACTTCCAAGAAAATGGAAGTATTATTGATCAAATTAATAAAATAAATATGAAAATAGAAGAAGATACGAGCTATGCTCCTTTATCAGCGCCTCGTATTAAAGATGCTCTTTCAGTAAGACGATATAATAAAGATAATATATTGGCATCTGTTATGGACGTAGGAGGAACAAAAAGAGGTATCACAGCTAATTATAATCTTTATCAATGGAAAGTAACTGGAGCTATTTTAGCAGGAAATAATGATACGATAGTATTATATGGATCAGATGATCATTCTATTAATTTAGCAGGACCTTCAGATTATCTTGTGACAATTAAAAATAATATAAATAATGCTTTATTAGGAGATAGTTCAAATCCTATTACTAGTTTAAGATTTGATATATATAATTCAACAGCAGGAACTACCAGTACAATTTATGTATATCAGGGAGATGAAACAAAAAATTTTACAATTCCAGCAAATTGTTTTCTTTATCGAATTGGTTTAAATATCCATGCTGGAAATGAGAATACTATAATTGAAGAAGGTATTTTAAAGTTTGAATTAAAAAATTTAAATGATCAACAAGAAGATACTTATAATGTTGTTTTTGACGTACAGCAAGATTTAACAAATAAATCATGGACAACAACCGTTGCTGAAAATTTTGTTGTGAGTAAAGGACTGCAATCAGAAGCAAGAAGTTCATTAGGAACTATTTATAATTCTAAATGGGAAGGAAATTTTGATATTTCTGGTCGTATAAATATAACTCAAGCTCCTTCTGGTAAAACAGGAGTATTAGTAAATGACGGTTCAGTAAGTTTTGGGATGCAAAATATTAATAATTATACAGGAACAACAATCGCTCAAAAAGCGGCAAATCAACGTAGTAAATCACTTCCTTCTACTTCTTATTTTATTGCACCAATGTATTTAGATGATGGATTAGGATTATTACGATATGGTGCGGCGGGAGCACATGATTTTTATGTAGGAACAAATACTTTTGGGGGAACAGCTCAATTTACTATTACAGCAGGTTCAACGAAAATAAGAAACACTTTAGAATTATGGAATCAAAAAGTTATTTCATCATAGTTAAGTTTATGTAAAGAATTAATGTCTTTTCGAGATATTGAAAATTTATTATTAGATAATACTATTTATCAATGGCGTCCTATGCTTTTCGTTACTGGTCACGTTTTAGGAAGTTGGTTAGCTTGGAGAAATCAATATACGAACGTCTCTATAGGGATAGGATGGAGAACTATTAATCCAGATAATGAATATGTTTTTCAAGGTTTTGCTATGTCTGCTATGAATAATCATGATAATTTTGCTGGAAATCCTGGACTTTTTAAATTTAGATATAGTTTTTATCCAAAAGCAACTAATAAAAGAAGAAAATTTATATCTTACAAAGTATTTAATGCTAATCCAGCTACTATTAATCAATACTTAAACGTTAGAGTAGGTAACGGAATGGGTAGTAATGGTTTCTGGTCATCTTATTCAAGAGCAAATAGTACAGCAGGATAAAAATAAAGCCGTTCAATTTTTTACAATTGAACGGCTTTTTTCTTTTATTTAAAATGCACTTGCATGCTATTTAACATAAGCGAGACCTAAACCAATAGCATCGCTTATATCATCATTTACTTTAATTCCATACTAATTTTTAACTAACTACATACTTGCTTTTTTTAAACTTTCTCTTTTTATGCCGCGGCCGGTCTTTATCCCGCAGATTCTACGCCAATGACTTGCAGTATAGAACTAAACATTCTATAAACTATAAGTCTAATATAAACTTAATACAATTATAGCTTGTAAATATATTAATACTTTATATACAGATTGATTATGTTTTACATCCTATGGTAAAACATCTTCCATAACAATATTAGTTGGTCTATATTTTTTATATATTTCTAAAATTCTATTTTTCATTTTAACAATTCTTTTAAAAGAACTGCCATCTGTAGCAACAATACACTAGTAATGAATTAACTTTTCATCCTAGAAGATTGCTATACCTGTACTTTTACTACTTGCATCTATCGCTAAAACTTTCATATTATTAACATACCTTTCTTATTTATAAGTCCAGTATATCACAAAAATTTTTGAAAGTCAAATTTAGGTAAAAAAATAAATGCAACGAGATAATACTCGTTGCATTTAAATTACTTACCAGTAGAAGCAAATCCTCCTTCTCCACGAGAGGTTTCATCTAACTCTTCTACTTCTTGCCAATCACATAAAAATCTTTCTCTTAAAATAAATTGTGCGATTCTTTCATTAGGCTATACTGTTCTTATTCGATAGGAATCATTATGCACTGCTACAATTATTTCTCCTCTATAGTCAGAATCAATAACACCTACACAGTTGGCGGGACGCATACCTTCTTTCGTAGCTAGCCCGCTTCTAGCATAAATCGCTCCCCAACAATTATTTGGTATTGACATTGCAAGTCCTGTACCAATTTTAACAGTTTCATGTGGATTTATTGTAACAGGGTTATCTAGACATGCGTACAGATCATAACCAGCGGCCGCATCACTCCCCTGAGTAGGGATCTTCGCTTTCTAATTTAATTTTTTAATTTCAACAGGAAAATGTCTAACAATTCTTTTATCCATCATTAAACCTCCTCATAAGAAATAACAATTTGTTCAGTAGGTTCTTTTTCAGAAGTAAATTCTTTAGTAATAAGAACTCTTCTCCATTCGTCTATTACTTCACCTTTTGATTTTGTAGTTTTAATTTCACTACTTGATTTTACTACTGTATATTGTCCATCTTCTTTAGCCGCATTAATAAGAGCTTCAGCTTCGGCTTCTGTATTACATCTATACTGCTCTACTACTTTAATCAAATAACAACTCATTTCAAAATCTCCTTTTAACTCTTATTAAAATAATTATATCATAAATTTTTATGACTGTAAAGTAAATTTTATAGGTCTGGTATTATCCACTTGATATTCTGTATCTTTCTGAACTTTCTTAATATAAGTATCTGGACCTTTTAAAGTAATTTCATTTACTTCTTTTAATTCAGAAAAGAAATTTGGTAAATCAGGAGTAGGTACTTTTTCAATTTTAACCAACCCTTTATCATCTATAATACTTACATTTTGCATATAATTTCCTAAACAAACATTACAAAAAACTTTCATAATATTTCTCCTTATACTTCTATAACAGCATTATCATATGGAAATAGATAATAAGCATAAGGTTCATCATTTATCCTAATCCATATTTCAAAATTACCATCTGATTGTTCTTCTATTGATAATAATTCTCCTCTATCCGTACAACAACCAATACATTCTTTTGCTGCTAAAGCAGGTGGATTAGGATTTTGTTTTTCATACATATGAAATATAGTTATATCACTTCTATCTTTACAATATAACATTGCATAAGTATCACACTTCATATTAAAAAAATCTTCAAGTTTAACTTGTGCTCCACCTATTTCCAATACATTCATTGGTTTAAATATTTCTTTATTCGACATTAATCGCTTATTAGCTTCATATAATGTCCCCAAAGTAAGTTGACTTTTAGTCTCCATACATGATAGACCTCCTTATACTTCTGTCTTTATATATAATCCACAATGACATTCTCCAATATCTTGTTCTCTAAATTCTTTACACATACATAATGTATCTTCATTTTTAATTATTTTACATGGGCAATACCCAGAGTTTTCTCTGAGTTTTGCCCTAATCTAATTAGCTAATTCTATATCTTCCGTTACTTTTACTTTCAATGTTTCACAACCTTTCTGCATATTGATTATCGGAAGCAAGATTCACACCTAATACTTCATCATAATGAGGAGTTTGATTTGGAATATATCGGCCGTATTTGATAATTATATTTTTATATTGATTTTCTTTAATAAATTTTATAAGAGTCTGTGGACGCTCTTCTTCTTTATTATATCCAGTATATATTACAAAATCATCATTGGAAAATTCTCTAAATTTTTTTATAAAGAGGAATAACATAACCATAGTATCAAGAGGTTCAAGTCCTTGACAAACTATTGCTTCTGTTATAGGATTTTTTAAATATTTTTCAATAATATATTCTTCTTCAATTTTAATAGGACGAACCTTTGTGAGAGGACTGTTTTGACAAATTGGTTTCCCGTATTCTTTATCACATTTAAAATCACAACAAGGAAACTCAATCACCATAGCGGGCTTTTTATAATTAACAAAATCTTCATCAATAATTCCTTTAACAAACATTAATTAATCTCCTCAGCTGTTTCGTTTATTGCTTCCCATCTTCTCATATTATATTCATTTTTTCTTTCTTTACTCCAAGTCTTAATAGGAGTATAGAATCCTACAATACGAGTATATTCTGTATATATTGGTTGACCACAAACCGGACAAGTAGTTCCATAGAAAGCATGATTTCTTCTGCAAGCCTGGATTTTAGTATTAAATGCAAAATAAGTGACACCTTGATCTGCAATATAATTTACCATTTTCCATGCTTTATCAAAAGAATCAAAAGGTGCATCAATGTTAGCATGAAGAATTGAACCTCCATTACAATACTTATCAAAGATAGCTTGTATTTTTATTCTTTCTTGAAGAGTCGTTTTAATACCAAGAGGCATAAATTGATTACCATATAAAGGCAAATCATATATATCTGCATTTGGATAGAAAAACTTATCTTTTTTCATTAGTTTTGCGGCCGCTGTTTCACCAGGGATTTGTTCAGTGTTAATCATATAATCACACTGGTTTCGTACGATGAAATCATCCGCCACCCGCCTCATTGTTTTAAAAATCTTTTCTCCAAAGGCTAAAGCTTCATCTGTATAGAAAGTATTTCCGAATTCATCTACTCTTGTGTATCCAAACTTTTTCATTGTTTCGTACACTCCAATAAAGCCAATGGTGTTGTATAAGTGTTCAAAATCTACAAGTCCGTGTTTAAAATTAGGGAGTAGCCCTTTCTCTACATTTCTTTTGATAATATGTCGTACTACATCTAAACCTTGAAGATTTGTTTCTAATCTGCGCTCAAGCTCGGCTAAATATTCCTCCTCAGAGGTTGTATCAAGAGCTAACCTTGCAAGATTAATTGTAGAAACTTTGACGCTTCCTACTTTAAGAGCCGTTCCCCCGATGCTGTTGAAATAACCTAAATCTCTAATATCACTTTTTAACCTACAACAATTACTTAAACTATTAACTGAGTCATCTACAAAAATATTACTATCATTCCATTGCATATTATGACGAATAGCCCATTCTGCAAAATTTCTATCTACAAATTCTCCATTCTGTCTTAATAAAGAAATTGTACTTACAGGAAAAGTAAACATATTTTCTTTTCTAATATGAGCCATTTCTTCCATATATATTTTTTGGAAGTTAATAATTTCTTCTTCGTAATCAATCATAAAAGTTCCATCTGGAAATTCTGAGCCACCAAACAAGGCTTCAAAATAAGGTCTATCAAAAATAGATGTATTAGTAAATGCAGACTGTTGTCCATCTCTTGTATAGGGTTGGTTTACGGCATAGATAAAACGTTGAAAATTTTGTCTTGCATAGTTTTCTGTGTTTCCGCTAGAATCAATTCCAAGATAATCATTTTCTACATCTTTTCTCCAAAAATAATACATATAAGGAATTAAATTTGGAAGACCAACTGCTCCTGAACTTCTATTACTAGCAAACCCAATAAATTCTTTTACAAAATCTACAAATACTTCTAAATGTTTTGGAGGTTTAGCATTAAAAGCTCCATCAATAAAATAAAGACCTTTTTCTGCCAAATCTTTAAGATCATAAGCAAAACAATAATGTTTAAATGTCGATGTGTCTGCATCATGCATATAAAGCTGTCCCATCCATTCCATTCGTAACCAAGTATTAGCAGCTTTAAAACCATACTTTTTTTGAATCTCATAATAAATTTTATTAAAAGCTAATAACTTTCTATGAGGTTTTGGCATTTCTGCTTGTAATGAAACTATATCCTTTTTAGGTGCATTACTACTTCCATCAATAGATACATCTGCTACTGTTTTTTCGTCAACAAAGTTATCAATAAAATCTGTATAACTAAGTTGAGCATCATCAAACCCATTAATTCTAGCTATATCAGTACCAAACTATCCTTGTAATTTATTATATTGTGTTACAAAATTTTTACCCAGTCTAATATTAATGTTCATTCTTCTCATACTCCTTTAACCATTTTACAGCTTGAGAGAAATCTAATAAAATTGTAAGAGATGAAGAATCAAGTAACTCTTCTTCAACTCTTAATGTAGGAACAGTTTGAACTCCCCATAGCATCATTTCTTCTATATCATTATTTAATTCATATTCAATTCCTAGACTATCCATTTTCTTTTTTAAGACTTGACATCTAGGACAGTTAGTTGTATAAAAAATAATCTTCTGCATAAAATTTCTCCTTCTGTTTGATATTAATATTTTAAAATGATAAAGAGTTTATTATTTCATTCTGTCCTTATCATTTTAAAATATTTTCTTTAATATAAGAAATAATATCATTTAACAATGTGAATTTATTATCATTATTTTCAATGGTGATAAAATCAAAACCTGTAGTATTATATGTCACTGGAATAAAATCTTTTTTATCTGCAATAAAACGTCTAATAATCTCATCACAATCAGGAGATTCTTCTCGTTGTAATTGTCTTAATAACCTAGTTTTATCAGATGATTTTATATAAATTGGATAACATTCAATATTTTCATTTTTTATAATTTGTTGAATACGTCGAATATCATATATACCTATATTAATTTTATCTTTACTTAAATTATCAATAGCACTACCATAAAACCAGTTTCGAAACTAAACATGTTCTATTAATTCTTTAGCAAAGAAATCTGCGGCTGTTGGTAAGAAGTGGTAATTAACTCCAGCTTCTTCCCCTTTCCGCATTGGCCGCGTAGTATAAGAAACTACTCTAAATAAATTTTCTTGTCCAAAATTAGTTTGGAGAAGTTCTCTGAGAGTGAAGTCTTTTCCACTCCCAGACTCTCCAAATAATGCTATTAACTTATATTTCTAATTACTCATTATTTTCCTCCATTCCGTAACGAGCGGCTGTAAGAGAAATATCTCTACCGACTACTTCAGTAATTTTATATAACTGATGCCCTCCAGTAGATTTATATTTTTTTGCTACAAAGGTATCATCTCGTCGATATCCAGTAACTAAAAGTTTTACTCCTCTAGTAAACCAACCCTTTTCCTTAACTTTCTTTTCACCTTTTTCATTTACTTCACTAATCTGTCTATTAAACATTGCATAATAATCTCTAGTTAATTTTACAGTTACTACTCCAGATGTAGTGAGCAATACAACCGAATGCCGCGTATCATTCTTACCAATCACTGTCCCTGCAATTCTACATAATTTATAAATAGGAATTTGAACCCCATTTCTTTTAAAGAAATAATCTACTTCAGGAATTACGGGAAGATTATTAAAATCTATAATTCCATATTTCCTATTGTTAATATTTTTTAACTCATGGTCATGATAATAAAAACACAATGAAGACATTTCCCAAGCAGAAATATTGCCCATTGCATATTTATCCCATTCTGCTTTAAACAGTTTTTGGTTTACTTCTTTTAATAACTGCTGTTGATTTTCTTTTAACCAATCTCTAGCAGTATCCATTATCTTTTGATAAATTTTTTCCCAGTTTTTTTGTTCAATCATAGGGATACCATTTGAAACTTTATCAATAGTATCTGGGTCAAAATTATTAAGATAAAATTTAATTGCATATTCATGTGGAATATAATAATAATTTATATTATCTTCTTTCCATTTATACGCTTTCAAATATTTATTAAAATTGAACACTCTTTTTTGAAAAGAAAGTCCTTGAGGTATTAAATCTAAATTAATTAAACCACTAAAATTCTGTAAGTTTAACTTCTTTTTTGGTTCTGAAGTTAATGACAAATAGTATGCCATTATAAAAATTCTAGGTTCAATCTCTTTTGTGTCTTGTTCAAGATTATCAAATGCTCCAGCTTTAATTAAACTTATCATTGCAGTTTTATTAAGGGGACATTTATTAAGAAAATCTTTAAAAGACACATAAGGTCTATTTGCTTTTATTTGTTCGATAATCGGAGAACCCACTCCATTTAATGCTTTCATACCGAACAAGATTTGGTTATTTTTAACGTCTGGCTTAAAACCATAATCAGATTTATTTATATCTACTAATGATATTTTGATTCCATCCCCGATTATTTCACCAATAGCTTTCGCTATTTTTCCATAATCGGTAGCTTGTTCTTTCTTTTTTACTGGCTGTCCGTCTTCATCATATTCATTATCATCTTCATCTTCAAGACTACCACTATTAACAACAAGACAAGCTGTATCCCAATAAATTGGATTCCATCTAGTTGCAATATAAGCAGTTTGAAAACCAATAAAACTATAAGCAAGAGCATGAATAATCGAAAACGAATAACCCATCTGAGGTCCAACACCGTTTTCCCATACATACTTACCAAGTTTTGGAGAAGATGCTTTATCTAATATTTTTTGATGTAACTCTGGAATCTTACTCATTTGCTTTTTACCGACTATTTTTCTGGCGGCGTTCGCTTCTGCCAAGGTAAAACCACAAATATTCTTATCCATTAACATTAACATCAATTGTTCCTGTGAAGGAGGCACACCATATGAAGATTTAAAATATGGTTCAAGATAATGCTGTTCCTCTTCTGTTATACCAGCTGATTTCATTTCTTTATACCATAAATCAATATTATTCTTAAAACGAATATATTTTTCCATTGGAGTTTCAGCACCTTTTTCTGCGGTCATCAATCTCATAAGACCATTAGCGTCTGACAACTCAAGAATCGTTTTCGGTTTAATCTTTTTAGCAGCCTGACTTCCAACTTCTGAGTCAAACTGAAATACATTTATAACATCACCATTTTGAATTGCATCCCAAATTCTTTTATCATTTAAAGGTAAAACATTAGGATGAAAATATTTATCATATACAGGACGAAGATTAATTCCATAATCTTCAATAACTCCATCTTCCTGTAAAAATCTAATTGCCTGCGCAAGTTTATCTTGTACTTCAGTTACAAGGAAATCGTACTTAGTAAGACCCGCTGCTTCGCAATCATGCAAGTCATATTGAGTGATAATCTCACCCTTTGGAGTTCTCATAAAACATCCAAATTCATAAGGATCTTCATCAAAAAGAATTACACCTGAAGCATGACTACTACGTTTATTTATAAGTCCAACAATACCAAAAATAATATCAAGAAGTCCTGGATATAAATTTACTTCTTTTACAAATACATGAACAGGTTCTCTTCCTTTATCTTTATTACCATTGATTACATCTTCAAGCGGCCAGAGGAATCCTCGCTCAGACGGGATTAATGATGCTATATACTGAGCTTCATCATTATCAATACCGTCTGGATAATTTTCACTTCTATATCCGCGGCAGGCTGTAAGAACTGCGGATTTCGTTTGTTCTGTACCATATGTAGCTATTAAAGTACAACCTAAGTTTTTTCGAGAAAGCTCGTCTATATCAGGATTGAACCGACTGCCGCGCTCTTCTTTTATCTTCTTTACTATTGTGCCTTTCTTAGATGGGCATATATCAATATCAATATCCTTTATTTATTGGACTATATCATTCACAATAATCTACTGAGAGTTATTTTACTTCGATTATTGCTAGAGTGCGCTACGGAATTGTGCTTATCTCAATTCCTTTTATTGTATAAACAAAATTTAGTCTCTACACTTAATGAAGTTTCCAAAAATAACCTTTATATTCTGTTCCATTTTTAATAGCTTTATCTAAACTTACGTGACCTTTAAGATGTAAAAATTCTAACACAGCTGTTTTAGCATTGAATGTCTAAATTATATTTCCATCTTTATCACACATATCTATTTTTTTACCATTAATAGCATTTTGTCCTTTTTTACCATACATACCATTTTTTTCACCGGCTGTCTTACCTTTGCTATTAATAGACATTTTAAGTTTAGATTCTTCAGTATGATGTTTACCATACATACCATTTTTTTCACCAGATGTTGCTATAGACATATTTTTTCGATACTATTCGGTTTGCATATATTCTGTATCTCTGTTTTGTCTAATTTTTTCTTTTGTTTCTTCTGTCAAATGAACTCCATATCTAGGATTTTTCTAACCTTTTCTTTGTTCACTTAACTTTTGACTTAAAGCCAATTTTTGTTCTGGTGTATAACCTGCTATTAAATTTCCTCCATCTCCACCCTAAGCTATGTTATAAAACTATTCATTTTGAGTGGCGTTATATTTTGTAATATATTCTTTTTCTTTAAGATTATTTTCTTCATTATTAGATGAAATATATAATATCTATTTTACAAAATTCTATTTGCCATATTTTTCAACAGCTCTTTGTAAAATTAATCCACTTCCTATATATTCATCATTTAATTCGCCATAATGTTTACCAATATACTTTTTATTATTAACTAAATTAGTAGTTAAATAAATATAATATTGTTTCATATTAATTTTCTCCTTATATAATATTTGTTATTATATATTAAAAAATTAATATAGACATTGATAGACATTGACCATTTTATTTCATTAAGCACGGTATTTTGAATCTATCCATTTTCAGGACATGCAGTCTCTTAGTCAGTTGATTCGAATATTAAATATCTTATTTCACTGATACCGTTAGCCATTTTCATGACACCCCTTAGCAGGGTTCACACTCTTTTTTTACAACTGGGCAATATCAATATTAGACAACCCAGTTCAACTCTCTCATCATTCATATATCTAAAGAATGGAAGATTCCATTCAATTGGGTCGAGCTGAGTGATACCAAGAAGATAGTGATTTAATGCGGCACAACTGGAGCCTCTTCCTGCTCCAACCAAGCTCCCACACTCCCACATCATATCAATATAATATTTAAGAGTAATAGGATATTTAAACATATTGGTTCCAAGTTTTTCTCCTATTACTTTTTTTACTCTTGCTTCTTCTTCAAGTTCATCCCAATATTTTTTAGTTAAAAGTTTTTTATTTGTCATCTCTGATAAACATTTATGTACCCAATATCTATCATAAATATCATCAGATTTATACATATCTTCTAAAGTAGGATAATCTTTTGAATACCATTTAGGCTCTTGCTTAGGATAATCTTTAACAGGTACACTTGGAATTGTTTGGCTATGAAGTAAATCATATACTTCAATTTTATTAAACATTTCCATACTATTAGTATACATTTCTTCAATTAACATACCAATAGATGGTTCTAAATTGATTCTTATATCTTCATCAGATTGAAGATACGCATATTCATAAAACGCGTCTGTTTCTCTTTCTCCACCTTTTGAATTAAGGTAAGCCTTATGAATATATCTATCTTCCTTTTTTAAATAATGGGCATCATCGCCTATTACTAATTTTTTATGAAATACTTGTGCTATCTGTGCCAGTTTATTATTCGCAATAATTTGATCTTTAGATGCACCAGGAGCTACTTCCACATAAAAATCATCACCAAATAAATCATCACAAAAGAACATAAAATCTTTTATTTGTTGATGTTTCCTTTTTGCAGTTTCAGTATCTTCAATCTTTCTAGCATGTTCCATTTCTACAATACAACTAGAAAGTTCTCCGCCTAAACATGCGGACGTTGCTATTAAATGACCTGGGTTCTTCTTGACAACCGCCGCAAGTTCCGATTTTAAGGTAGGAACCCTTTCCATACCGCGGTCCCAATATGAATTCATCCAGGCTATTGAAGACAACTGCCGCAATTGTTTATGTCCAATTGCATCTTTTGCTATTAAAATAAAGTGATAATATTTAATTCCTTTATCACG